TGCAGGCTGAAGATCGGGCGTATATCCAAAATGGCTACCAGAATGCGATAGCATGGGATGGAGTATTAGGAACGCTGACTGCAAATGAAATCCAAAACGGAGACTACTGCGAGATTGTATCAGTCGGAACTACCAACTTTACCTTGATCGGTGCGCCATCCAATACGATTGGAGTTAAGTTTACAGCAGTTATTACAGACACTCAAAGAGGAACCGGAACAGGGACAGTAAGGCTTCCTGCCTACCGACTGAACCCATACTTGGCAAAGATGCCGATTGGAACGATTATGGAGTATGCTTTTGGGCGAGTCTTCGTATCTGATAGGTTCAACCAAATCTACGCTTCTGACATCATCTATGGTGGCGGGTTCACGGATACCAAGAATACGGAGAACTTCACAGAGATTGGATACTGGGCAGAAGGTGGGGCGTTCTCGACTCCAGCCATGATGGGGAATATTACTGGGATGAAGGTAATGCCAGAGCTTGGATACAACCTTCGCGGCCAAGGTCAGCTTGTATTCCTTACAGGGAACGGAGCATTCTCAATGGATGTCTCTCTACCAAGATCACAATGGAACACATCAAACATCCAGCGTATCTCACTCCTTGGGCGCGGATGCACTAGCCATAATCTTGCTCTAGTTAACTCCGAACTTTGGTTCCGCTCACACGATGGTTGGGCGTTCTATTCCAATACCCAATCCGAGTTCAATAGATACTTCTCCCTTCGTAAACTATCGAGGGATGTGAACAAGTGGGTATCAAATGATACTCCGTGGATGAAGCAATTCGCTTCGACTATCTTCTTCAACAACTACCTCATCAATACAGTTGCACCGCAGACCTACCGAGCAGAAGGTGTAGAAGGACTGAACAGGTTTCATCGGGGCATGGTAGTTCTCGACCTCGACCAATCCTCAACGCCAGCACCGGACGCACAACTTCAGTTCCGCTGGAATGGAGTATGGACAGGCATCAGACCAACCCAACTTCTGACTGCACTAATCCAAGGTGAAAAGCGGGGATTCGGATTCTCATTCGACAAAGACAACAAGAACCGACTTTACGAGTTCACTATAGCCCAAGGCGACGACTACGGCCCGAATGGAACTAGACAGATCGAATCCTTCTTCACAACTGGTAGGTATGACTTCAACCGAAGCGGGGCTACCAACAAGTTCCTCCGCAAAAAGATTACTGGTGGAGAAATGTGGATGAGTGAGATTAAAGGAGAAGTGGATAGCTATGTCGATTTCCGAGCTGACTCCAATCCTTGCTGGTCACAACTGAAAGTGCCTACGACATTTGGTTGCAACCCATGTTCACCAGTAGTAACTGAATGCTTCCCACAACAAGGAGGCAATCGCTACAAACGCTACAAGTTTAACACGCCTGATCCAAGCGAGTGCAATGACTTGGCAGGCATTCCATCGGTAGAAGGATCAGAATTCCAGATCAAAGTGAACTTAACTGGAGCAGCTACAGTTGACCGAGTAAGGTTAATGGCGAACATCAAGAACAACGATGACTCTCCGATTGGCGACTGCCCAGAAGAAAATCAAGAGTGCGAACCATTTTTGTGTTGCCAAGAGAAATATTGGCAATATAATATCGTCAATTAAGCTATGGACAATCAATCTTCGTCTCCAGCACTTACGTTTCCAAATGTTCCAGATGACTTCTGTCCAACTGGTAACTGGCAGAATGTCTTTCAAGTATTCATTGATGAAGTTCTTACTAACGGAACCATCAATGTTCCGGGCCTTGGCGATGTAACTCCAGCGCAGATTACGCAAATCAACGAAGACCTTGCTGACCAGCAGAATCAAATTAACGCACTTGATACGCGAGTCGATACTGTTGAGACTAATATAACAAATCTAACCACGCAGGTTAACGCTATTCCAATTGTCAAAGTTCGATACGGAACACAAACAGGAATTGCGGCTGGAGACACAACATCTATTGGAATCACCTTTAGCTCCGTTCTCCCGTCTGCTGTTTATGGAATTTCGTTGACTCCTATCTATGGTTCTGGAACTCCAGCATCAACCCCTCTTTTCACAATTATCTCCCAAAACGCATCAGGGTTTACAATTCGCGTTGATAACAACATTGCAGAAATTACGAGCTTGAACTGGATGGCAGTTCATACCTCACAACCATAAGCCATCACAAAGAAAAACTAAACATATGACAACACTAAAAGGAACTGATCCTAAACTCGTTAGCGGTGGTTCGCCAACCCGTGGAAGCATCCGTGAAGGTATGGGCAATATGCCTAACCTCGGAGCCAAAAAGCCAAGCATCTACACGACTGCTGGCACTCCAAAGCAAGGCTACCAGAAATAATTATCGGAAACGATAATCCCTATGGCTGATACCTTTAAGGAGATGGCAGAACTCGTTAAGGGTTTTGTCGGAGACAGTGGCACTTGCTCGGATGATAGGGCTTACAAAGCTGTAAACCAAGCAAGGCGACTGCTCTGGAATAAGAGAGGCTGGACAAGCATAGAAGAGTATGTCCAGATTTGTTGCGTGAACGATTGCTTCACGCTTCCAGCCCGTTACGAGCAAATCAAACTTGCTTGGATCGGAGATGAATCAGCCAGCCTCGCTGACGAATGGTTCAATGCGACCAACGCTTTTGCTCTGCAAGCAGGGAACTCATGCCATAGAGGAATTGTAGAAGTAGGAGGACTCCATGTTCTCTTCCGAGACTACACAACGCATCCATACCAAATCGGAGTAATGGCCGAAGAAGCTGAAGACATCGGCGTAGAGTTGATGTTTGAAGCGCAAGACCAGTATGACACCTACCACAAGGTTAAGGTGGCTACTGCCAATCCTCCAACGCTGGCAAAGTCTGATCTCCTTGTGAAAGGAATTCGGTCAGTAACCAAACCAATTACCAAAGGTAGGATTCGGGTGTATGCCTACGATACAGCATTGGAAGCAAAGACGCTGATAGCAATCTATCAACCGAACGATGCTAATCCAACCTTCCGTAGGTTCAAAGCACCCAAGACCTGCGAGTGTATCACGCTTTACGCATCGAAGAAATACTTTGATCTGACCGACCCGAAAGAGTTGGTAGAATTCATTCCTGATTCGATGATCTACGCTATCCTTGCTCTGAACTCCAGAGACAATAGGAAGGCGCAAGAATTCTTGATGAACCTAGACCTTGCCATCAAAGAGCAAGAGAAGGAAATGGAAAATACGGAAATTCCAACAGCAGCACCTATCCGCTTTGCGAACTATAGTAGGGCAGATAACCTTGTAGGCTCTGACCTACTCTCTCCCTCACCCAACGATTACTTCTTGTATAGATGACACTAGAAACTACAGAGAATATCGCTGGAAGATTTATTGGTAACTATAAAGACCCATCGGAGTTTGTTGCCTACAAAGACCCAAATGATAAATTAAATATTATGGAGGCATGGTTAATTGAGCAACCGCAAGTCGATTGCCCTTTAAAACATTCATTTACTCCAAATATGTATATTAGGGAAATCTTCATGCCAGCAGGTTCTCTTGTAACTAGCGCACTCCATTTAACAACGCATCCATTTTTTATTCTTCAAGGAGATGTGAGTGTGTGGTATTATGATAGTCCTGTTGAAAGATACAAAGCACCATATTCTGGAATAACTAAAGCTGGAACTAGAAGGCTTTTATACAACCATGAAGATACTATTTGGGTTGCTTGTTATGCTACGCAGTTGACAGATATTGAAGAACTCACTAAATCTCTTATATGCACAGACATGAATCCATTTATAGATATAAACGATCCTAGAATGCCATTATGGGATCAAAATAAAATAAAGGAATTGCAATGAGATTACTACTTCAACATCCAGAAGATTACATATACAATAAGCACCCGCAACAATTCTTTGTATGGGCCGCTACAGCAACTGTGGCGGTAGGAGCAATTAGCGCAGGAGTAGCGGCATATTCCGCTAGTGAATCTAACAAAACAGCAAAGGCTGGGCAGAAAAGCTTAAAAAAACAAACAGCTAAAACGCAAGAACTGGCTGAAAGATTGCCAAAAGAAACTGGACAAGTCTTGCGCGAGAACATACCTGATTATAACGTAGCCGCTGGTGAACTTACCGCTGGAACACTGCAAGCGTTAGAGCAATTTCAACCCGGAGCTACAGCGCAAAGGCAACAGATTAGCGAATCTATTTCTTCATTGTTAGGAGGGAAGCTAACTCCTGACATGATGCAAACTATAGCAGAAGTAGGTGGTGCTGGGTTTAATCCATTCACGGCAGGAAAGGCTGGTGGATTCCAAGCGGCGCAAGCATTATATCCTAAAGGATCACTAGCTGCATTGAAAGAAGGAATGGGAATGTTCCAACAAATGATGGGTTTGGCCCCTGCATTTCTTACCACATCAACACAAGCTGGATCGTTGGCAACTAACCTTGGCGGACTATCAGCGGCAGCGTTAGGTGGATCATACCAAGCGGGAGCAAACCAGATTGTAGGAAATATCGCATTAGCTAACCAACAAAACCAAGCTAACATGGGAACAGCGAGTGCGATTGGTGGTTTAGCTCAAGGTGGGCTTGACGCATATAAAGCATATCAAGAATATCAAAACAGACCAATTACAGGATATCAAAATCAACAATATGTCCCACAAACATCTTCTAGTGGAGGCCAATCCTATACATTAGCCCAATCTGCTTACAAAGGAAAATAAATATTATGGCTATGATACCAGCAATGAGCGCAGCAGATTTCGGCACAGGCGGAACCGCTGTAATGAACTATGGTATGCAAGTAGGCAAAGACCTAGCTGCATACGGAGAGAAGATCAGTCTTCAGATGAAAGACAACCGAGACAAGCAATTTGCTATGAGTGCGCTTCCAGCCTTGCAAGAAGCTATGAAATCATTCTCCGCTGGACAGAGTGGCGCAGGGTATTCATCAATTATTAATCTAGCAGCACAAGACCCATCTAACCCATATGTTCAAAACCTAGCAAAATTAGGAATGATGGGTGGTCAAGCTATTGATGAGAATAGGTATAAAACAATGCGATTAGCAGCCTCTGGTGCAA